AGGAACGTCATAACGTTGAATAAGTGTACGTATGACAACAAACTTTTGCTGTGTACCTGTTGTGTTGTGCCAGTAATTCTTCTTAAGAACATTCAGCAAGCCAGGACAATTTTTCTCATAGAATTGCATCTGCGCTTCCTGTTCAACAGCAAGACCAATAGCCTCACATACACTAACTAACCTGTTACTGTGCTCTTTGTAAGAAAATACCTTATCGAAGGTAATCTTCAACGCGATAGCAGCAGAAGCGCCAGCATCGATAGGCTCAAGATATTGATGAATCTCTTTGAATGCTTTGCCGATACAACCTTCACGTATGCGTTTGTTTGTGTCCTCGATACGCTGAGTGACTAGAGGTAACAGAGTAGTAATACTGCTGCATCCATAAATCGTGGCTGATGCATATGTTTTGGTTTCAAGATCTTTAGTGTTTTTGCGTAAACGTTCAAGACCTACACGTATTGCATCTCTTTCGAACTTAACTTGTTCATCTATTTGTGCCGGTGTTGCCAATAAGAAACCTCGCTAGAACCGGTGATTACTATCATACCGGAGTGTACACGTTGGTATGACTGACGAGGCAGGTATTTATCCTGCATGTATACGTCAGCGTTCAGGATTCGCTTGAGAACCTGAAACTAGCGCGTCTACCAATTCCGCCACATCCGCGTGTGGATTCCAGCGATGAGACTCAGTAAGAATCTCTGTGCTTCGGAACTGAAAGAGCGTAGCAGAGCGACCATTAGTCGCGCTCAGATAGCAGCCATTGCCTCCTCAAGTGCTGGATCTGTAGCCTTTGCATATCGTAATGTTGTCTCAATTCGCTTGTGTCCGCAGAGCGCCATGACGTTCCTGAGAGGTACGGAAGCTTGTACGAGCCATGTTGCGTAACTGTGTCGTAAGTCGTGGAAAACATACTCTTCATGATCAGGTAGTAGTTTGAGGACCTTTTTAAAAGCACGCAAGAGCTGATCTTTGTCACGCCACTCATCACCAAAGATCCGTACATCGGACCGATTTGATTGTGAACAACGATCTATAACATTACCCATGATTGAATCATGAATAGGAATAGCTCGCCAGTTCTTAGCCTTGGTTTTCTGAGTGGGTACACCACCAACATGAATCTTGTTGTCTACAAGATCAATGTCCTTCTTGCGTATTTTGAGAATCTCACCTTGTCGCATACCTGTGTAAGCAGCAAAGTTAATGATGTCTCTCAAGTCATCACGCATGAATACATCAGTGGACAGAAAAGCTAAACGTTTAACTTCATCTTTTGTGTACCAAAATACACGTCCTTCTGATTCCTCACGGCGTCTGAACTTAGGTGCACTCGCTATTTTTTCATCAAATGCGAGGTGATTGAGGACTGTAGAAACTGCTGACACAACTCTGTTAATAGTTGCATCTGACTTTCCTTCATCTTCAAGCTCAATACATACTCCGTTAAGGACGGATTGTTTGATGCGGTCAATAGGGAAACTTGCACCTCGCAACCGTGTGAAGTGGTTGCAGTTGATGGCTGCAGTTTTGGCTCCATTACCATGCCTCCATGTGTCTCGTGTTTTGAATGTGTAGTCCACGGCTTGTTGCCATGTCTTAATGGTGGGATCATCCATAGATGATGTTCTTAATGAGTTTGACAAGTGACTCACCTTTAGGTGATAACTTCACAAGTTGTCTACGCTTGTTCGAAGGATCTGTGTACTTAGTGACAAGACCAAGACCAGGTGTCTTCACACCTTTACGTGCTGGTCCGTCATGAATAAAGTCCAACATCCTTGAGCATGACGCAGTAGTCAGGTTCTGATCTTCTTCTATCGCTTGCTTATGACAAGGATTGTGCGAGGCAACGTAGAGAAGAACAGTCACTGCTTGTGCAGGTATCTCCCTGTGTGAGAGTCGTAATGTCTCCCACGCAGTGAGTAGGAGACTCAGTTGATCGTCAGTTTGTGTCCGTTTGAGTGGGTCCACGTTTCAGGCTGATCTCCAATACCAGCATACCACAGTGTACATGTAAGGTGCGACGCTCGAACCAAACGTCGTAATGGGTGACTTGGTTGAAACCAAAGTAGAAATCCAAAGAAAAGTGTTACAGAGATTATCTAGATCTCAGATGAAGGCTGCTGAGATGTCGTCATTTTGAGGGTTCATCTAAAGCGATGCCATGAAAATCGAGAATCGTTTTTACTTGTTCATTTACATGTGCTTCATTGTGAATATGTGCTCGCATCATTGCGTATGACACTTCAGAAACAGTCATGCCCTTGAGAACTGCATACATCTTCAAAACCTTGTGGCAGTTCTCGTTCATCATTACAGTAACTCTCTTCATCGCCTAAAAGATTTTGTATCTCAGCGAACATTAAGTCGTCTTGATCAACTTCGTCAAGTTGTCCATGTCCAAGATAATAACTGTATTCGTCAATACAAAGTTGCTCAATCTGCATTTGTGTCATTGTTTACAACAGTAGTGATAGAATCGTGATTACAAACAGTTACTTCGTAGTTGTCAGTTTGCATGTATTGAATTAAGCGCTTAACTGCACGCTTCGGGCATTTGTATACATGCTCATTAACCTTGCCTGTGTCCTTGTGCTGTGCTCGCAATATGCAAGACACACTGCTAGGAATTTCCCAGCCATTTATCTTCCATAATGCGAAATCCTCGAAGGTACAAGTTTCAAAATATTCAGCAGGTGCTTCACTAATTGCATCCCAATTGTGTGGATAATACTTACCACTCATCGCATACCTTTACGTTCTTAAGTTTACATTTTTGCTGTGTGGATAGCTCCAATGCAGACCATGCTGCATGTTCAGAATCGGGAGCTACGACATACATAGTGTGTAAATCGCCAGCGCTATCTTCTAATATGACCTCGTAATCGTCATACCTAACTTTACCAAGTAGTGCCATAAGCAATAAATAATTGAATAAAACTGTGTCCTCGATGTCATAACGAAGTTATAACGAACAAAAAAAAGAGGCAAAGTATTACCTCTTTCTATAATATTTAGATGCCAATCTATTAGCTCGCTGATAAACAGTTGCCGTGCTGAATAGACCTATCATCCCTATGATTGCAAGGATGATTGTTGATTCAGACCAGATCATTCGTAGTCATCTCCTATTTGTTCAAGTAGTTCATAGAAGTCAGTCGTCCACATATCAATAGATAGTGAGCATTGTCCGAATAAATCCTCGTGAAAAGGTATACTAATCTTTACCTTTGTGTTGTTATACATCATTCGTACATATCTCCTAGCTCTATGTATGTATGTCCAAGCCAATCTTCAATCCATACATACTTACCAGATTCGTCATGCATAGAGTATGCAACATCTATCGCACGCTCTGATCCATACACAACCTCACGCTCATTAAGAGCAGGGCAGGCTACTGTGTAGCAGCCTGTAGTTACAGCTTCAGTCATTAGTTAACCTCCATGATTTGATTGATGTGATCGATAGTGTGATTAGGAAACTCACTATGGATATGATTGATTGCATCATCCATATCAATGCAATCTTCAACAGTTACAAAGGTGAATGCACCTTCCTTGTTGTTATCTTCAAGGGTAAATTTAAAAGTCATTGTGAACCTCTTTGTAAGGAAAGTATTCGGGATAAAGTTTGACATTATCCATGATCGTGTTGGCTATTGAATCAATCTCTGATTCGTCCTCGCCTTGCATCGAAAGCTGAGCACATACGTCTAAGAACATAGTCTCCGCTTGATACTTATCAAGCCCAAATACGTACTCGGCTGACATCGTGTTAGTCATGTGTGATACCTCAGTGGATAGGTTGATCAAAGATTCTGGAAGAAGTACGTCTCACCATCGAACTCAATGGTGTTCACGTCATGCCTGAGATTGCAATCCCATGTGGCTTGCCAATCAATCACAAGGAATGATCCCATGCCTGCATCGTTGGTGACGTCAAGGCATGCAATCTCCTCTGCATAGTATTGAGCAAAATCACGCTCAGCATTCCATGAATCTGTCTGATACATGTAAGCAGACTCAAACTCATCAGCCGTAGTGATACCAAGATCATCCAATTCGTCGATGAATTCTTGACACTTATTTGCGTCAAGCTTAGTGAACTCAGGACACATGTCCTCGATCATGTCGTATAAGGCTTGATGCTCATCAGTGAGATCATCATACCAATTATCACCGTCCATGTATTCATCAAGCTCTGATTTTACCTTGCCGTTCTTAGCGTCAATGATAGCTTCAAAGAAATCAGTGAAGGCAGGCTTATCAGTGCCGTCCTCGTATTTGGTAGCTTGGATGTAACCAGCACCAAGACAACGCTGAGTATGTGTCAGCTCAGATGTAGCCTTGATATAATCAAGCAAGTCATTACCTGCTAGTCGTTCTTGACGTGTTGCAACGTCAGAATGTGGAAGGGTAGTCATTTGTTGTAAGAATAAAGAACAAAGTTTGTACCCTAAGGTACAAGACATAGCCTAGGAGTTGCACCTAGGTCCGTGCTTTACACGCTATGTGTTATCAATCAGGATGCATATACCTGATCAACTGTGCCAAACCGAGCACACTTGCTGTTGTTGTACAGCAGAACATCGTTGATCCAACGACCAAGGCTGATGTTGTCATTGACAATCAGGTTGATCAGTGCACGACGTGATACGCCAGTGTACAAGTAAACGTTACCGTTTGTGTAATAAACGATAGCCGTCGCATCCTTGACGTTAGCGACGATCTTGGTGGCACAATCAGATGCACCGTGTGAAACAACAACGTTGTTGAAGAATTTATTGAACATAAAATTGAAAGTGTAAGTTGAAAGTGTGTCCAAGATTGGACAATACCTATGTGTACAAGTTGAAGTACATCTACAGCTGGCTGTACATAGGTAAGCATGAGCAAATCAAGTGTGTGCTTCCACTGTGTAGCCTGATCGAGCTACGTCTGCCACACCCTCCCAGTCAATGACCCATGCTGGTTGTCGATACCTAGTGGTTACTCCACTACCGGTGTGCTTCTTCAGTTGTCAAGGTTCTTACAGTTCCACTGTATACCGTAGTGGACCGGTTTGGATAGAGTAGAAATACTCATCTTTGTGGCGTCGTCAGTTGGCACAGTGCCGAAGCGGTGACTCAGCCTATTTGGTTGTAAGTTTGAGGTTTCTCTGAACTCTTAGTTAAGTTAGAGATCTCTCTCACCTTATCAGGAGAGATCGATAACTCTAACGTTAAAAGAGTAGAAGAGGTCTCAGCATACCTCAGTGGATCGGTCAATGGAGTGAGCATTTGTACTCAACTTGCTGCTGAATCGGTGGGATCCCTTGGTGTCACTGGATGATTAGCCCTGCTTATCGGTGCATTAGTTCTGCTTATCACTGACCAGAAGCTAGTCATACCAATGGATCTCAGCTATCTATCAGCTAGCGCCACAGATGTGTCAGGTGCATGTGTGTGATGCGTGACATATCCGTGCGTTAGGCGTGCAACATGCGTGTATCTGCGCCTAGATGGCATATCTAGCGTGCGAAATACCCTCCCCATACGGGGATTTTGCGTCCCTGGACCATCGATATAAGGGTTCAGGGATTTTTGTCAAATTTTTACGGGCAGTTTTTACAGGAATAGACAGAATTAATCGGATATTTAGCATTCACGACCACATCTGCTCCACATTTTTCACATTTAACGATTTTCACTGGATCGAGTTTCATGAGACCACATACCTGCGTAAGATTTCGGGAAATGCACTGCAATAAGCTGTTTAACATCATCTGCAATCATTTTATGTTCTAACTGAGTACCATTTGCACATCTAAGATCACAGTAGGTAAGCCAAGACCTAAGATTGCCATGCATATACATTGTTGTAGGTGTTGACAGTGGAAGAACATCTCTTGCACATTCTTTAGCGACACCTGCTGCTAACATTTCATCGTAGAGTATTTGAGATTGTTCAAATACGAACTTAGCTTTAAGTTGAAGTTCTTGAGTTGTGAACTCATCTAGATCATCAATACTATTTTGTCTATTCTTAGTATCTTGTCTACGGAGGTTAGGGATAACAGGGTCATCTGTTACTGCTGCATAGCGTTGAGAGAACTCCTGAAAGGAGAATGATCTATGTCTAAGGATTTGAGCTGCTATTGATCGTGTGGTATTAATCTTAATACACATGGATACCATTTCAAATGGGGACCAATGCTTATGTTTAATAAGATAATTAATAAGTCTTGGAGCAGTATCAAGTCTATGTTGATTAGATGGGTTTGATACTCTAGCCATGGTAGCTACGAGATCATCACCATCAGGAGTAGAGTGTACATACTCAATATTATGCATATGATTGGGTGGTGTTAGTAATAAGATTCACAGAGTTCACATTAATGGTGAACATTGAGTATTTAGATTCAGACCAAGATAAAGGACTTGCATCTGTTGTGATTGGTGGTTCTTACAGAATATCCATTCACGAGGATATTAATAAAGAAGGAAGGAGTGTCTTTAGGACACGAGTTCCTTCATTGTTCCTTCCTTCGCAGAGGAGGGTCCACCCTTCCCTCCCCTGTATAGATCCCTGACCGGTCTTAAACCCAGTTAGAGACTGACTTGTTTGTCTTTAAGCCTCTGGCTTGTTTTCTTTGATTTAATGACATACCAAAGACCATATGTTGAGCTGCAGATTGAGGGTCATCCAACCAAGCTTCTTGGAGGTCATTCCAGTCATCTAGGTTACGCATTGCTATTTGTTCTTGAGCAGAGATAGCCATAGCATCGGTGTAATACTTGACACCTTGAGCTAAGCAGTCGAGACGGTCATCGTGTTTAACGGCACCTTTTTCTCGACACATTCTACTCATCTGATAGAAAAGCATATAGAGGAGTCTTTCTTCAGGAGGAGCGTCTGGGTTGGACTTGAAGTCCCAATCGAGAACAGAACGGTCCACAATAAGACGATGCTGATTAAGGACAGGTTCAAGGGAGTCAATGATCCGGTCTTCTTTTCTGACATTGGCGCGTACTTCTTCGATGTCTAAGGATTGTTTATTATTGATGAGGTGTTTACGGAATAGTTCTGCGACAATACCATCACCAAAGTTAGTTTCTATAAGGAGAGTAGTAACACCGTATTTCTTACAACCTTTTAGAATATCCAGGAGCGTGTTGTCTGAGTATCCGTCTTTGTAAGCACGCATTTCGTGCAAGTACAGGAAACCGTTTCGTTGGGAGATAAAAGCTGCTGCTGTCTCATCTGTTCCTCGACCCGAAGGATCAACGGAGCAGATTGTTTCGGAGTAGGGTAACCAGTCTCCTTGTAACTGCACCGGACTGTAGAAATAATCTCCAGGTAAGCCGACAATGGGAGCGTCTTTAATGACGTTTTGTGGGTCACTTGACCAGATAACGGCATCGGGACAAGTATTAGGATTAACGGCAGTAACAATAAGGTCTGCCATTTTAAGAGGAAATTTCTCACTATCAGATAAGGTGGTATCCAGCATGAACTGGAGCATAAAGTTGCTCCTACCCATTGCTGCTTCACGTTCTAGGAGATCTATATCTTCAAAACGATCAGGATCTGTTGGTTGCCAAGGTTCAGCACCGTTATCTATATCTTCTTGTAATTGAGGTGCTAAGAGACCTTCGTAGTTAGATTTATCTTTAGGGTAACGAGCAGTCCAGACAAAGGGTCTGTAGTTACGTTCAGCTAATTTACGATAAATAGTAAAGGAGGTCTGAGGAGTACCAAGGATACAAATCCTAGAATCTGTTTTAGGAGTAAGGATAGATTCCACTTCTGTTGCTAACTGAAGGAGTTTTTCTCTCATCAGTTCTGTCATTGAATTACCAGGGACTTCAATATCGTCTAGGACCATCAAGTCTGCGCGGCTTCCGGTTAGCTGTCCAGTGATGCCCACGCTTTTTACGCTTGGAGCTTGGTGGGGAGAGCAGTTCACATCGAAGCTTATTCTCGACCACCTTGCATCGTCGGACTTCGGACGTAAATGAGAAAGCCATGGTGTTTCAATGATTAGTTTTTGTAGGAAGATGGACATGTTATCTGCACGTTCTTTAGATGCAGATATGATCATGATCTTTTTTTCTGGATCGTTAAAGAGGTGCCATAAGACGAAAGCTCCAGTGATCCAGGATTTACCTACACCACGGAACGCCTGGATTTGCAGACGTTTAGGACCGTGTTGTAGATAGTCAGCGATAGCGTATTGTGCTCTTGTAGGAGAAGGTAGGTCTAACTGATGCCACATTGCTTGCAGAAACAGCTTAAAATCGCCCTGTAAGAGCTGTAAGGTATCGTTCATATGTATATGTATAGGCAGGGTGGTTTATAAGCCTCAGGGAGCCGTTTTAGCGCCTGTGAGTTCTGTCATACCTCCATACATTGGAGCCGATGCAGCACCTTGTAAGGCAGTTAGAGCTAGACCAATAGGAGCAAGTCTAGCTAAGCCATTTGCAAAAACAGGAACAACCCGTTGTACGGCTGGTATAACAAAGCGTTGAACTCCTTGGCTAATAATTTCACCAGCAGCAAAATCAACAGCACCTTTAGTAACAGCTGTCGCGTAATCACCTTTTATGGCAGCATCAACAGCTTCATCGTTAGTAAGAAAACCCATTAGACCACCCATACCAAAATTAAACATGGCTCTACCACCAGTTAGTGTGAGGTATGAGGATCTAACTTTAGGTAAATCTGTTTGTAAAAGAGATTGAACCTTGACTTTTGTTTTAGCAACGTCTTCAGCTGTAGCATTCGGATTATACGCTAATGGATCACCAGTCAAATCTCGGATTACTTGTTGTCTAGGAGCATCAGTTAGAAAACCAGTATTAGCGTCAGCTACCTGATCACCAACACGTTTATCAAGAGCTTTGAAAAGTGATTTTTCGTCAGCAATATCAGCTTGAGTTAAATCTTTTGCATAACCTCCATTACCACGAGGATGTGCTGTTGTAGATTTGTCAGGGTTCTTGCCAATTCCAGATTCTAATTCCAAACCACGAGCACGATCATCAGATTTGTGTGCGAAGTTAGAAAGGCTACCATTAGCAGTCAGGTTACCACCAGGACCAGAGCTATTGCTAAATTTAAAACCATACTTTTGTTCTAGTCTTTTTACAACATTACGAACATGAGTACTTTTTGCTTTGGATAGAGTATCACCACCAGTTCTAGATTGAACTCTATGGTGAACAGAATCATCAGCTAGGAGTTTGAAATCTTTAAGAGCTTTTTCTTCAATACTACGAATGTAAGTACGAATTTCATCGGCACTTGCACCTCTAGACATAAGATTATCAAGTGCATCTGCATATTGTTCTACTCCCCAATCAAGCTGACTAAGAGCCTTGCGGGTCTTTTTTAATGTAGAAGCAGATTCGCCGGTCTGTATAAGATCCTCTCTTCTAGATATTAAGGAACTCCTAGCAGCGTCGTGAAGACGCTCTAGGTCTTTATCCATATACTTTAGTGTATAAGTTGACTAAAAATTATTTAAGTTTAGTAGTGTACTTTTTACCTTTCCAAGTAAATGTAGATTTACCAGCTTTACGTGCAGCAGCAAACGCTCTATCAAATGACTGAGCTTCTGTGCCTACTTTTCCTTCTCCAACTTTCTTAGGTCCTACTTTTTTGCGACTACGTACAGTACCATCAGCATCACGGGTGTTGTATTTACCAATACTCTTCTTGGCTTTTTCTTTTGCTTCTTTAGATATAGCTTTAGATACTGGATTACGTAGAGTTCCAGCAGCGAGTGCAGCAGCGAGTGCAGCAGTACCGCGAGCAC